TGCCGAGCTGGTCCGGCTGTCGGTGCTCACATGGACCGCAACCTTATTGACTGCCAGCTATGCCGGTTTGCTGCCTAAAATGGACCCTACCTTTATTGCCAGCATCTTTACCGGCTCGCTGGCTTGGTACGGTATTAGCAAGATGGAACGCGATGAAACATCGGCTCCTACAGTGAAACCATCGCGTCCACCTGCAAAAAAGCCATGAAATGGCGCCTTCTGCTGCTGGTCTTGGTGTTTCCCGTTCCGGCAATGGCTCAGTCGGTCACGCCCAACTTCACCCAGGGCAGCATGACCAGCACGACCACCACAACGCAGACCATCAACGAAACGATCCAGACGCAGGTCTTTGGTGGCGCTTATCGCAATGTGTCAGCCACCAACGTGACGCCAAGCGGGGACATCAACGCCGCTGGTACTACCTTCAGCGTTACAACCCCTGGCAATACCTACAGCTTGGAAGTGGTAACCCGTGCCGCTGGCATCGTCGAACAGACAGACATCACCCGCACCATCACAACCAACGCCACCACCAACTCGCTGTCTGTCTTCTCGCAGTAGTCCTAGCCTTGCCAGCCAAGGCACAAGACAGCGGCGGCACCAAGGCACAAGACAGCGGCGGCACCAAGGCACAAGACAGCGGCGGCACCAAGGCAATCGCTAATCCTGTGGCGACCTCAACCGGCAGCGTCAGTAATCAAGCTGTCCAGATCAATCAAGGTAGTTACAGCCAACAAGGCTTTGGTGGCGGGCACATTTGCAACAGTGCCACCATGGTGTTCACGCCCTTTTACTTGGGCAACGATGTGTACCAGCTAGAAGCGCCCTACACGCGCAATGCTAACTTCGGCGCACAAGTCAGCCTCAGTGTGCCGTTGGACTTTGAGATGGTCAACCTGTGTAAGCAGCTAGCTAAACGCAAGCTAGAGAAGGAACGGCTGGACTACGAACTGGTGCGTCTGATCAAATGCACCGAGGTCATGAAGAGTGGTTTTACTTTTGCGCCGGGATCGCCGTTTGCAACGATCTGCGGTGACGTTGTGCCAATCGCTGCCGCGCCCAAGACTTCACCGGCTTCCCCCGCATCTTCTGCAACCGCTTCACCGCAACGCTAATCACCGGCTTGAACAGCGACACCAACCGCTTGAACAATGCTGTAGCACCAAGGGTGGCGGCAACACTGATCACACTGGTGGTTGCTGCGGCGCTCAAAATCTCCGCCTTTGGCACAGGGATTTGTATTGCGGTGCCCGGTAATGTGATTGTGGTTGTCTCTGCGCTAGTTGGTTGTGCAGGAGCCTCAATCGTTTTGGCTGGTTCTTTTTCGGGCGACGGCTCCCACGCTGGCGGGGGTTGGATTGCTATTGGCGGTATTGATGCCGGTGCTATGGCTGGTGTCGCAGCAGGCTTCTCAGGAGGTTGCTCCTGGCTCGCGGGTGGTATGCCTACGTCGTTGACCGGGGCGTAGGGATACACCATCGGCGTATAAGAAGGCACCACCGCCCGAGGTAATTCCAGCCATGGCGCTGGGATCTCAGGCGGATTAGCAAGTGGCAATGCCGGCAGCAGGACCGGCGGTTGCATTAACCCTTACCTTGGCCGCGCATCTTTTTTCTGCCGTGGTTAGGCAGGCTGTGCTGTCCTTGCCCTTGGCGCGTGCGCTTCGGTTTGCCGGGCGTGTGCTCGACGGTCTTGGCGCCAGTCTTTGCTTTGACTGCCATCAGCTAGCCCAGGGAACGCCGGCGGCTTTAGACGGGTGGCGCTGCTCGTCCAGTTGAGCCTGGAGGGCAGCTTGGATTTCGTTGACTTTTTCCTCGCCGCCGATGGCTTCTTGGACCCAAGAAATGACTACATCCTCTTGGAGATCCGCAAATGGGATGAGGTTTTCGGGGCGCTCAAAGCCGACGGAACCGTAAGCACCCGCGTTGTAGGTGCCGTCGTTAGCGTCGATGGTGTAGTGGGCAGTGAAGACGAAACCATCAGCGGTCTCGCGTTCCAGGTTGGCAATGCGCCAGGTAAACACCGTGGTAGGTGCTTCGGGTGCAGCAGCAGCTTTGGCCATGGTGAAAGCTAGTTCTGTTGGAGTTTAATGGTGGTGCAACCTGTTGGGAATAGTCGGTTATCCGTTGTCTAATTTCGGCCTTGTGGTGTTCGATGCGCTCCCGGCGCTCAGGGGTGAAATTCTTGGTGAGTTCCGAGAAGGAGCGCGTCATGGGTGACTACTTGGTCACTTCAGCGAAGATTTTGGCACGAATCTCGCAACAAATCTCAAGTTGTCGTTCTTCGGATAAACCGCACGCAATTTCAGGGTCGTAAGGTTCGTAGTTGTGGACTGCTAGCCAGATAACCCTGATTTCGTCTCTGGTGAGTTCCATCGATGGTAGTGAGTAGGACTACACGCCTTCAAGGACTGCAACTTTGGCTTCCAGTTGCTCGATGCGCTCCATTGCTTCCTGAAGTGCCTTGACTGCCTTCATGTAGAGCACGGAATAGTTGATGCTCTTGGTGACGGTGCCAAGGTCGTTGCCTTCTTCGTCGCGGTCTGGGGATTCGCTGACTAGGCCGGGGGAGATCAGTTCAACTTCTTGGGCGACAAGACCAATTTGGGTGTGGGTTTGACCTTCTTTGAAGTTGTACTTACGAACCTGGAGAGCCTTGATGTCGGACCACTGGGAGTTGGCATCAACAATGTTTTCTTTTAGCTTGATGTCGGAGATGCCGCCGTAGCTGTTGTTGGTGTTTAGGACGTTTCCGTTTTGGTTGACGCGATAAACTATAGCTCCAGCATCATTGACTCCTGCATAGTGCATCCCAACTGTGTCACCTGGTGACCTAGACACATAGCAAGAATCTCCTCCTCCAAGTGCTTCAGTCCAAATACCGCCGCCATAAGAACTACTAAAGTGAGCCAAATAGCTGGCGTTTAAAATCGCTGTTGTTCCTGCAAGAATTCGCCCACCACTCGTAATCCTCATCCTCTCCGTCGGGCTGCTCAATCCGTCGGCGGTGGTGCTGAAGACCAGCCTGCCCGGAAGGTCGGTATCAGAAGAACTGGCGCCATCAGTTACCGCTTCAATTTTTGCGTAGGCGTTATTAGATGTTTGATCTGCTGCTCCGAAGCGAATTTCGGCTAATCCAGTATCTGCTGCAGTTGGTCGCGTTGAGTTATACCTAAGGTCAAGAAGAGCAATGTTTGTGCCAGTTCCGCCAGCAATTGCAACTTTGCCGTTCCCCGTGTAACTAGACGTGCCAACTAACAACCTGCCGGAGCTGTCGATGCGGGCGCGTTCGGAACCATTGGTTTCAAAGCCTACTATTCTCGTAGAGTATGCACCAAGTAAAACTGCGCCGGAGTTTTGATACAAATACCCAGTATCTGCACCATTTGTAGACATACGAAGAACTTGCCCACCAGATGAACCTGTATTGACATGCAGCAACTCTTGAGGACTTGTAGTGCCAATCCCTACGTTGCCTGAGTTGTTGATATACATCCTGGCGGTGCCAGCCGTACTGAATGTCCAGCCAGGCTCTCCACCAGTTGCGCCTTGGTAGATGAAGGCACGTTGGCTATTGGTTAGATCGTACAGTTCATACGACTGTCCGTTTGCACCAGAAGTTTGCAATCGCCAAGTCGTACCAGTGCCTCGTGTTGCTTGCTGGTAAATAGTCCCGTCCTGTGCCGAAACGTGTAGCTGCGCCCCAGGACTACTAGTCCCCAGACCTAATCGGCCACTCGAGTCCAGGCGCATACGCTCATTAGGGCTTGACGCCCCAACGTGGAATGTGATGTTGTTGTTAGCACCTGTTCCGGATACGCGTATTTTGTTCTTGTACGTGGTGCCAGCGCCTACCGTAATTGAATGATCGTCGTAATAAGTGGTTGCAAAAGCTTCGTTGCTGGCAAAAGCAAGTTGAAAGTCCCCGTTTGATGTAGCCCAACTACTGCCTGATGTAATAATAATATTCCCACTCGCATCAACAAACAACCTGCCAGTGCCATTAGTTGAGATGGCTACTTGGTCTGCGCCAGGGCTGTAGATACCTGTGTTTGGGTCAGTAGTGAAGCTGTAGATAGGAGCGGCTGCAGTGCCAAGGCTGACGGCTTCAATCTGACCAGTTGAATCAAGCCGAAGACGCTCAGTGCCACCCGTACTGATGGCAAGTTGATCCGCGCCGGGGGAATAAATGCCTGTGTTTTCGTCGCCCTCAATCGCAATGCTCGGCGCTGCTGCCGTACCAAGCGGGATGCCGCGAAATAATTCCTCAATCGTGATGCGCTTATTTTTGTTGGCTGCCGCTGCTTCGCTGATGTCAACAATCGGCAAATAGTCGCCAGAAGCAGGCGCCGTTAATGCCGTCAAATCTGAAATCTTGCGGTCAGCCATAGGTCAGGATTCCTGTAAACGATTCGAATCAGGTTGTAGCCAGCATAAAGGCGCCAGCTACTACCAGACCACGATCAATGCAGCACCAGCACCACCGGCACCGGCAGTAGTGCTCGTACCTCGACCGCCACCGCCACCGGGTACGGAGCCAGCAACATGCGTGCCGCCGCCGTTTCCTCCATTGATGGAAGTGCCACCTGTACTTCCGCCGCCGGCGCCGCCCCAGCCAGAACCCCCGCCAGTGCTTGTATGCCCGCCGCCGCCGCCAAAAGCAGCTCCGCCCGCAGTATCAGCACCTTCAAAAAGTGTGCCTGCACCAGCACCACCAGCGCCGCCAGCACTGGCTTGAGCGCCCGCTGCACTTGAGCCACCGCCGCCGCCACCTAATGACGTTCCACCGCCACCGCCGCCATAAGCAGATAGCAGTGCGCCAAACGTTGTAGTGCTTCCGGGTGATCCGTTTGATGAAGCAGCAGCGCCACCAGCGCCGCCAGCGCCAACGGTGACGGTCACGGTGCTGGGTAAGTCAGCAAGTTGATAGAGCTTTTGCACACATGCGCCACCGCCACCGCCGCCGGAACCACCCGCCGAGTTGCGCCCGCCGCCACCGCCGCCGCCCCAGATGGTCACCAAGGCAACGACCCCCGTGGATGGTTTTGTCCAAGTTGTGGCGCCAACCGTTGTGTAGTAAAAGACTTGGGAGTTGGTCAGGCTGCCCCAGCTCACCACGGAGCCGTCAGTAACGAGGGCTTTGCTGGCGTTTCCGGTCTGTGATGGCACCAAGGCGTTAATGGCACCCGATGCGGTGGTTTGGCCGGTGCCGCCATTGGCGATTGCAGTCAGACCACCTACTGCAAAAGTGGCGTCAAGCGTGCCAATGACAATCCAGCCGGTGTTGGTAGCGTTACGAACTTTCCAGACGGCGGGGCTGGTGCTGATGTCGACCCAGGGCTGGAAAGCGACAGTGGTGGCGGGAGCACTTGCGCCAGAGCTTTGACTGAACAGTGCCGCCAAGTTGTCGTTGATGTCAGCGCGAACAGTGGGAAATGTCGCGTTCTGTACGGTCTGATCAGACTGCGCCATTACAATGCTCTCCCGAATCCTGTGGCGGTGTAGTGATACGCCTTTTCAATCGTAGCGTTACCATCGTAAAAATCGACTTCAAAGCCAGTTGTGATCACGTTGGACAGCACGTACCGCTCACTTGCTAACAGCTCCAACGGGGTGATGGCCATTGAGTAAATGTCGAAGAAGGCATGGTCGAACTGGACAGTTGTGGCCTTTGTCGGATTGGAGCTGGATGTAACACGCCGCACCAGCTCAGGGATCATGCGTAACTGTTCAATGGCAATGTTGACCGAAGCATCGTTCGTTGTGAGGATTGCCTTGATTTCAAACGCACGTCCTTGCACCACACCGTTGATAATTTCGGTGTACTCACCCCATGTTGGTGTACCGCTTGGATCGTCGTTTGTTGCACGAATGTAATAAGTAACATTGGTAGCATCGCTGGTGTTGCCATCAAACAAACTTGGATGATCGTCAAATAATCCGGGGGCGCTATCAAATAGGCCAGATACATTTAAATCACGCTTCAGTATGTATCGACGGAAATTGACATCGAATACATCGCCAAGATCAAGAGTCTCGCGGAAATAGTATTCCGCTTGTGCATCGCCAAGAGCATAAATAGGTTCGTAGTAATCCAACGCAACATAGAGATTGAGATCTATGACTAAGGCGTTTTCGGGTACATCGTATGAACAGTTGACGGTGGTTCCACTAAATGGAGCCGGCAGAGTAAAGCCAGCAACAAACGTAATTAAATTTTCTTCTTCAAATTGAGCACCTGCAAAATAATGATCCGTGGAGAAAACATCTAGAACATACGTAAGTGCAACATATAAATCCAACTTCAAACGCGATTCGTATTCGGGTAGGTTGGCTTCAAATGCAGTTGCGTTTTCAGATTGGTTGCCCGTGTAGTCTTGGAATTTGACAAAATATGTTCCAGGCAATAGAGGCACTTGCTTTTGCGTTGCATTGCCTGCCACGGCGGTGACAACCTGTGTGCTGTAAGCCCAAGAAGCAGTAGTTATTGGACGTGGGTCGTGGCGAATAATGACTTTGCCGCCAACACGCACGTCCAGTTCAGATGACTGATTCCAAGTCAGCACGGCGAGGGCTTCGCTAATCGGCACCAGCGTCAAGCCAGTAACATCTAGCGGCGCAGCACTAATACCCTCGACGATGTAAGTGGCGATTGCTGGAGAGCTGTACAGCACGTTGCTTGCGCTGATGCTGCTGACTTGGATCTCGTACGCGCCGGGGCGTACATCCTCAATGTCAAACGTGGTGCCTTGGACGGTGCGCGTGGTGAAGTTGTCGTCCTCGTGGCGGTATTTGACGCGAAAATTTTTAATGCCCTTTGGTCCCAGCCAAACAAATGTGATCTTGATAGCGATGCGGCCATTTAGCTCGTACTGCACTTCTTTGGTGGTGCCACCACCCGGCACTGGAATATCCAACACCTGCAGGCCGGATGGAGCGTCAGGGATGACGTTGAGGTCCGTGGTGTCGCGCTGCTGCAGTTCAAAGCCGTTCTCGATGTAGTCGTATTTGCTGGCGTTATATGCAATCGCGGTGATTGTGTAGACAGCACTGTCTTGTTCTTGGACGCTCAGCACGCGCCAAGTGGATGTTTCAAGCGTGGGGCTTTCCAGTACCCACAGCGAGTTGCTGTTTGGGGCTACTGAGAACGGGGTGGTTACGGTGATGTTTGCCCCAGTAATGTCGAGTACCGGCTGCTGTTCGACCGTGCCTTCGGGCAGGATTACGCTCAGTCTTGAGGCGCCGGGGCTGTAGGAGAGATCGGTATTAGATGTGTTGTCGACGGTGATGACGGTTGTGGTGGCGGTGTTGACGCGACCGCCGCGACGGGAACCAGCCTTGACTGGATCGGCAATCAAGATGATCTGACCGGGGCGCACTTGCTGGCCGGCATCCAAGCTTGAGGTGAAGCTGACGACTTCCTTTTCGTAGCGTTCGGAATAGAGGAGCCAGCGACCGATGCGGTTGGCTTGTGCGCGGCTGGTGCAGGCAAAGGCGCTGATCTCAGTGCGAACGGCGCCGTACTTATCAATCGCCTCGGTATCTTCGACCACTTCATAGGCTGTGTCCCGAAGCCCCGGTTGCCAAACGCCCGAACTGTTGTAACGGCCAATGTCCAGATAGCTAACGACTGCAACGTTGGGGCGGGTTTTGAGGCTGCTGCCGCTGTAGTTAAAACCTTCAGGGGTGACGTTGGAAGCAGTGAACAGGAAGGCCGGATCAGAGGGGCGATCCTGCGCGATTGTCATGCTGCCGCTGCTCCAGAAGCCTTGACAACGCATCACCGAAAGCAGGTCGTTGACGAGCTTGTAGGCTTCCTCGGCGGTTTGGATTGTGGCGTTACAAGAAAAACGAACTTCCGTGCCATCAAAGCCGTCATCAACAAGCTTATTAGCGTATTTGGACGCGGCAAAAAATGCCCACTTGTCCAGTTGGGCAGCATTAATGTGCTCGCCAAATCCGTAGCGACTACTTGTCAATAAGTCGTACAAGATCCAAGCGGGGCACGCCGTCCAGGTAACAGCAGCAAACGTTCCATCCCAAACAAAGTTTTCGGGGTAGATGATGCGACCGTTTTGCGGATCAACGCTCACCCCAGCGGGGATTGTCACCTTGATGCCTTTGATGAGATAGCTGCGGCTTGGGATGCTGTTGAACTGTTCGGCATCAACACGCAGGCCGACAAGGGCGCTGTTGGGGTAGCGCAACTTTGCCCAGATGATCTCCGTGTAGCTTTGCCAGCTAAAGGCATTGCTGAGTAGTGCGCTGGTGCTGTCGGCGGTTACGCGAGTAACGCGAATGTCAACAGAGTCGCTGGGGTTTGGGCGTGCCAGTTGAATCAGATAGTCCTTGCGGTATTCGTCACCTGTACGTCCTGTGATCGTGTCGGTGGTGGCACCATTCAATCCGATTGCTTGATCGGTAAAACCGCCGCCAGCATATTGAACAGCAATTTTTAGCTGTACAGATGCACCGTTTGTATTGCCGGTGTTGGGGTCAATCCGCTGAAGTGCAGGGATAGCAATGGTTACACGAACAGCATCAACATCGACATCGGTAATACTGCGAACCAGTGGAACATCTTTGACGACTGTCAGGCCGACAGGGTTCTCGTCTTCAACGCCAGAACTGAGCGGAATGTAAGTTTGATTTTGCGTACCGTTGCGGGTATAAATTTCAACGTCTTCAAAGTTGTAGGTGCCGTTTAAGTTTTGGATTGGCGTGTTGTTGAGGTAAATCGAAGGAAGTGTTGATGCAGTTGGCACGCCGTCGATGGTGACTGTTTGCTGCACCAAACCCTCAATTTCACCTTCTGAAATTAAATCAATAACGTTGGCATACTGACGCGAGTCAAGGCTGTCCTTAGCGGTGCTTGGCGTGCGTGAACTGCCGCCACCATCGCCCTTGCCAAAGCCTGCACCAATGATTGTCATGCTTTCACCTGTTCAGTATCAACACCAGCAGAGATGACAACACTGCCGGTCAAGGTCAGCCCGTAGCAAATTGGAACGGGTGTCCCTTGGCGTGAAGTTTGCTGGATGCCAGAAAAGCTGTAGCTCTTGCGAGGGTCTGTATTGCTGTTGGCGCCCTGTGTGACAGTGGGGACTGGGCTAATTAGTTGAGAAACACCACCCATAATCAGGCTGGCACCCACAGCACCAATGGCCAGAGCGGCAGTTGAGCCAAGTTGAAAACCGGTGGTAATGCTCAAGCCAGTAGCAAAAGGACCGTAAGCCGTTGATGCAAAAGCACCTAACGGACCGGCAATAATTGCAAATGCCAAAAGCGCCGCGCCGGCCAAAATTTGTCCCGTGCTTCCACCCGCACCAGTCAACACAGGGACGATTTTGATGTCCTGCAGGCCGGTGGGCTCGTGCAGTTGATCGAGGGTTAGATCTTCGCTGCCAACAGTGACGCGGTAATGCTGGTCCGCCATGTGTTTTTCAACGGAGGGGAAGTTGGCCACCAAGAAACGCACGGCTTCGGCGGCGCTGGCAACATCTGCCTGCAGCACACGCCTGCCGATGAACTGAGCCAGCGGTCCGTAGAGCTTGATCTTACGGAGCATGGCGCAACCTCCTTCCTGTGCATTTTAAGAGCCAGCCACCGTATAAGTCACGAGTCGATAAGCGATTTTGCAGGTGATGCAGCAGCATCCCATCACCCAAATAGACGCCGCAGTGGTTGAGGCCGGGTGATCCAATCGACAAAAGAAGTAGGTCGCCGCGCTCCAGTGGTTCGTCCTCGTGAAGCTGACGAAAACCTGTCGCAGCCCAACAGCCCTCAAACATGGGTGCAGCTAAAAATTCCGTGGGATCCAATGGGCGTTCCCAGTCGCGGAGTTCGATCCCGTTTTCGGCGTACCAATCACGCGCCAACGTCCAACAATCCTGCACAGCCCACACCCATTGACGGCCGATCAGTGGTGCCTTGTATCCATTGGGTGTGTAGGTGCTCCAAGCATTGGTTTTGGGATTGACGATGTGCCAGGGCAGGCCAGTTTTTTCGGCTGCTACCTTGTCCGCCTCGCTAGCGATGGCTGGTGTGATCGGGTGGCTGTGGACGATGGCAACAATTTCACCAGCGTCCTCGGCGGCGGCGTAGTCGTCTGGTGCCAGCACAAACATCTGTTCGGCGTGGGTAGCGAGGTTGTTGCATGGCCAGTAATGCTCCTTGCCTTTTATCACCACCACCAAGCCGCAGGCTTCTTTGGGATCCTCGGCCTGCGCGTGGGCTAAAGCAGCATCACGCCAACTCATGCGAAATAGGTGCCGATGCCGGGATAACCACCAAAAGGCAGCTCAGCGTTTTGACCAAAGCGCAGTTTGCAACTATCGACGCGCTTGCCGCAAACGTCTTGGCTGGCGTTCAGAACCACCTCATCGTTTTCTTTGTAATAGTTGGTGCCGGCATAGCTGCATTCAGCAGAGCGGTAAACCCACTGGCACCGTGTCACACATTGCCGCTTTGGCGCTCGCACACCAGCAAGATCAAACGCGGAGGCCAGTTCAAACTCAACAACATCGCGGGTTTCGGCTGACTTTCGATCAACGAAATAAATCTCGCGTGGCCACTCGGCGTAGGGGTCGGCCGTGGCATTGGCCGGTTCCAAATAAATTGACGTACCATCTTCATAAAGAAGATCAAAACCGTCTTCAAGTAGTAATACGTCCGCAGGGGCAAAGTTTTCCTCGTCGAGGAATCGCTTTAGGGTGCGGATGCGCGTAACTTTGGCGCCCTCTAAACCTTCTGGCAGGGTGGCAAGGATTGCGGTGATTGAACCAAGCAGGTTGGATGCACGCAGTTTTGGGCGCGGCAGTTGGCCGTTGCCGTTGTACTCAAAACCATCTGCCTCGATTGGCAGTGCTTGGTACGCCTGCGAGTTCCAAATGATGTCTGTCAGGACTTCGTTGAAACCAGCGTGAAAGTAATACGTCTGGTCAACGCCGTGCTGGGCAGCATTCAATTCGAGCTGAAATAGCTCGATGACTGCACCAGGGGCGATCTCCTGTAATGCGGCAGTGAGGCTGGCTTGGCTGTCGCTGGTGACGTAACCAGCATCCCAGTAGCCGGTTACAACGTAGGCCATGCGTTATGCCGTGACAGCTTTAATGACGGCAAAACCAATAATGATTGCCTCGGACAACGAGCCGGCAGTGATATTACGGACGTTGATCGAAGCAGAACCTGCACCGGCTTGAGCGTTAAGAAGATAGGCGCCTGCCGTTCCAGCACTGACGTGGTTGAGTACCAGCAGATCAGTGGAGGCAATGGTGCTGTTGGTCAGCGTGAACGACACCGTGGTCGCTGCTGCCAAAGCGGCGCCGTTCAGGGTGATTTGGCCGCAACGCTTGTTGAGGGTCACGCCAGTGCTTTTGCTGGTGGCTTGTGTAACCGTGCCGCCTTCGCCGGTGATATAACCAGCCTTGTCGGTATTCAGGTTGGTGAAATTGGCGTCCAGCTCGGTGTGGGTCAGTGGGCTGCCCTTGCCGGCGCGGGTGACGATGGTGCTCATGGAAGATCTCCGGTACTAGCAGTTTAGGTGCTTACGCCATCAGGGTTCAAATACTTCGCGGAACGTCGCCGTAATTGTTGCCCGACCGTTATATGTAATCGTTTTGTCCCACTGCGGGCAGACCCATTTATAAGTCACTGCCTCATCAGGAGGCGCCCACTCAAACGCGGCATTGTCGTCTGCACGCGCATCTAGAAACGCTTCAATGGTGTCACTGTTGGCTTCAGTGATGTTCTGCCATGTCAGGGTCCATACCTTTGGATTTTGGTTTAGCCCGTAAGTTAGACGCTGCTCATAGCCATCACCGAACTGAACCGTGCGGACAATCGGTTGGTTGGCCTTAGAAGCGCCGTAGGTTGGGTTGATAGCAGGAAAGGTAGCCATTAAGAGAGCAAGCCTCCTGGGCGCTTCTGTTTAATCAATTCTTGCTGAACGGCAATACCAATGGCCTTACCGAGTGCATTGGCTTGTGCGCCGTCGCCCTGCACGCTACTACCGCCGGCGTCTACGTTCACCACCACGTTACCCATGCCACCAAAGCTGCCAGCAGGAGCGATACCACCGCTACGCCCAGGCATGAACAGTTCAGGACCACGCTCACCGACGAGGTAACCCTGACCAGCGGTAACGCTCCCACCCATGGCGCGCCTACCCAATGAGCCACTAAGGAAACTGAAAAAGCCTCTTCCATCATTACCAGCCAAACCTTGCAAACCAGCTTGTATAAGCAAATTACCAAGCGACTTCAGAACATTTTGCAATGAACTGTTAAAATCATTTGTTCCTTGAATTAGCCCGGTAATAGTTGAAGTAAATGTGCTCCCAATGGCATTGAGCAGTTGCTGTTCTTGTTGCAGTAAAAACTGACGCTCCAAAAGTTTTTTATTGACTTCTGTTTCGTCTTTTACCTTTTGAGCAGCAAGTTTAGGATCCGCGCCTTGTGCAACAAGTTCAGCAATTCGTCTGCGTTGATCTGCTTCCTCTTCACCTAGCGCAAGAATATTTTGTTTATACGCTATTTCTGCTGTGATTGATTCTATTGCCCTAACAGCGCGTTCTGCTTCGGTTGCGTATTGAACCCTAGATTGTTTGCCCTGCTCGGCAGATAATTTATTGAACTGTCCAAGCAAGATATTTCTTTGATTTTGCAGATCTCGGGATTGCTCGTCAAAAGCTAATGCCGTTGAAGTTTTGTCGGTGGACTGACTAATTAGCATGGCGCGAACACCAGCCCTTGCCGCCAAGGTTTTTTCTACGGCATCAATCTGTAATTGCACATCGCGGTATTTACTTGCAAATTCAATCATCCTCTCCGCTTGTTCCATGCCGGGTTTGCCAGCAATATCACCAAGCCTTTGGGCTGTGGCTATTTCTAAATCTGCTCTTGCTTTATCAAGGTCTCTTTTTATATCTCCGCCAAGCATTTGATCTAAAGTTGAGCCCTTTGCTCTTGGTTTTTTATCTTCACCTAACAAACTTGGTGTTTTCGGTTTTGGAGTTGGCTTCTCTGGTGCGGCAGCTCTCCTTAACTCAGACAAGCGTCCCTCAAGTCTTTTAGCGTCCGCTTCAAGTTGTTGCAACTCAAAACGTAAACCTGGCAGGACTGGCTGACCACCACCAAGCACTTGTCCATCAGTACCTAAAACTTGCAGACCTTGAGCAAGACCAATACCTGCCTTTTGGGCTTGATTAATGGTTGTTTTAAGTTCAGTAATTCTCGCCCGTGTATTAAAGAGTTGATCATTTGCTTTTTTGTAATCTGGTCCGGCAAGAGCTTGATTGATCTTATTAATAACTTGAATTGCAAGGTCAAGAATTTCTTTTAGTGCGGGCTGAAGCGTCTGTCCAATTTTTCTGGCAACTTCATCTACGCCATCAGTCAATGTGCTGAACTTGCCCTCCAACGTAGTAGATTGAGCAATCGCACCGTTTGCATATTTGCCGCCTTTGTCCGTCAGGTTAATGATGGCAACCTCAACTGCCTCAGCACTAATGCGACCTTTGCTTAAAGCCTGTTGAAACTCCTCCCCAGTCATTCCATACATACGCCGCAATTCTTCTTGCAGCGCAATCCCGCGTTCTTGAAACTGCAATAGCTCTTCGCCTTGCAATCTGCCTTTTGCCTGAACTTGCCCAAAAGCTGTTACCAGTCCCTGCAGCTCGGCACCAGTTGCGCCGGACACATCAGCAAGGCGTCTAGTTGTTGCTACAACATCCTTGGCTTCAACGCCAAAGGCTTGAAGTCGTTTCGCGGCATCAATTAGCTCACTACTAGTAAAAGGCGTTACAGCACCAAGTTGCTGCAAATCAGCAATAATTCTTTTTGCCTCTTCTACGCTGCCTGTTAATGTCTCAAAACTCCGTGTTTGTTTTTCTAGTTCAGCAGTTTTACCAACAACCAAGCGAATTGCTGACAAAGCCGTAAAACCTGCAGTCAAGCCAAGCACTGCACCTTTAAGGCTGCTAACACCAGCCTCTGCAGCTCTGGATGCAATATTGACTTG